GATGCATATCGTGAATCACTAGACCTTGACAATGATGATGCTGAGTGTTGGAAGATACCCAGTGGAGAGTCAACAACCTTTGTTGGTTGGAATCCTATGTGCATCCCCACGATGGATTACATAGTATGGAAACTAAAACGCCGTGAACAAATTGCTAAAGGAGAAATTTATTAATGGATTACAAAACTGCTGGTGTTGACATTATCAAGGGTAGATCTTTTGTAGAGTATATCAAAGTATTGGCACCTAAGATTGACGGTGGGTTTAATGGAATGATGGAGATCCCATCGGGATATGAAAATCCTGTATTAGTATCTGGTGCTGATGGTGTTGGCACTAAAATGAATATCTGTAGGATTGCTAATGATTACACCACTATTGGTCAAGATCTAGTTGCTATGTGTGTTAATGACGTTATATGTTCTGGCGCTAAACCATTATATTTTCTAGACTATATTTCTACCAAATCACTTGATGGTAATGTAAGTGATATTATGTATGGAGTTAATACTGGTTGTATGATGGCTGGAATGGATCTCTTGGGTGGAGAAACTGCTGAACATTTTAGACAAAATGATTATGATCTTGCTGGTTTCTGTACTGGTATTGTAGAGAAAAATGATATTGTTGACGGTAGCAACATCCAAGTGGGTGATGTAGTCATTGGTATTGAGAGTAGTGGTTTTCATAGTAATGGATACACTCTTGTCAATGATATGTTATGGCGAAATTATATTTACTACAAGGAGATGCCAGAACTGCTGAGACCTACCACCATCTATGCCCGTCTAATCCAGCACCTGTTGGACGAAGTTCCTATTCTTGGTATGGCACACATTACTGGGGGAGGACTGCCTGAGAACCTTCCTAGGTGCCTTCCAAAGGGTCTGACTGTTGATGTTGATTACAATGCTTGGGATGTTCCAGAAATGTTTGAGACCATTCAGAATGCAGGTAATATTTCTGATGATGAGATGCGAAATGTATTTAATATGGGTATTGGATTCTGTTTGGTTGTGCCACAAGAAGTAGCAACACTAACTCAAGATTTAATTGCCGATAAACCATATGGTATGAGGTCTTGGGTTATTGGAGAAATAAAGAATGGATCTTGATGGTCAGATTAAACTAGGGCACCTTCTTTTACAAGATAGAAAATGTAGAACATGTGGTGTAACTAAAAATTTGATAGATGGATTTTATAGAACAAGAAGAGATAGAGGTCCTGTAGCATCTTCATATTCTTATGAATGTAAAGATTGTACGATAAAGAGAATACTATTAAATAAAAAATCCGATAACAGATGGGAATATCCAGATTGGTAATTCACGTCATGTTTCCCCTGTGAAAAGTGACTTTTTAATAAATATTTTTAGATAAACTGAGATCACGGAGAATCAAAACATGGCGACTCCTCAATTATCTCCTGGAGTATTGGTAAGGGAGGTTGACCTAACTGTAGGGAGAGCTGATAACGTATTAGATAACATCGGTGCAATCGCCGGTCCTTTTAGAATAGGACCTGTCGAAGAATCTGTTGACATCAGCACAGAACAAGAGTTAATTAACATTTTCGGTAAACCACTAACTACCGATTCCCAGTATGAATACTGGATGAGTGCTTCTAACTTTCTTTCTTATGGCGGTGTCCTTAAGGTAGTAAGAACTGCAAATACAAATTTAAGAAATGCAAATGCTGGTGTAGGTATTGCCTCAACATCTGTTCTGCAAGTCTACAATTACGATGACTATCAGAACAATCACCTATCAGATGCATCATTCACTTATGCTGCTAAAAACCCTGGTTCATGGGCAGATCAACTAAAAGTCTGCTACATCGATGATGCTGCTGACCAAATCATTGGTATTAACACAACTAATCTGGGTCTCTCTGGATTCTCAATCGGTTTTGGTGTAACTGCTGCTATCAGCGCAATTCAACCTGGTATAGGTACTACGGGACTCTTCACTGGGGCACTTAAAGCTATTATTACTGGTGTTAATACTTCAACTAGTGCTGCTTTGAGCACGATTGAAGTTAAGATTATTTCTCAAGTGTCCTCCGCAGGAACTGAGACAAGAATTTCATACGCTGAAGGAAATGGACTTAAGTCTTTTGATACAAGCGATGCAATATTCCCAGTCAACAACGCTGGTATCAACACTGGTAAGGGAACAGACGCTGTTAAGTCATTTACTCCAGTAGCACTATCAGTTAAGGACTGGTATGATCAGCAAACTTTGGGTCTTAACAACCAGACTATTTTCTGGAAGTCCATAGCGCCTAAACCAGCTACTAACGTATTTGTCTCTGATAGACAAGGTTATAACGATGCTATACATATCGTTGTTGCAGATGACACTGGTTCAGTTACCGGAATTAGAGGTAACCTTCTTGAAAAGCATATTGGTCTCTCAAAGGCAAATGATGCAATCTCGAATGTAAATGCTCCACAGAGAATTTACTACAAAGATTATCTCGCAGACTTCTCAGAGAACATCTACGCTGGATATAACGTATCTCTGGCACCTGACCTTGTCCATGGAACTATCCCCAGAGCAACTGGATTCACAACAACTAGTGGAGACGCAAGTGCTTTCGTTCCTGTCGGCACTGCTGATGGTGCGTTCTCACAAGATGCTCAAGATGTTACTTTTTCCGCTATTGGAAATGTAACATATCCTCTTCTTAACGGTCGTGATTACGGCACCGTTAGAGGCGCGATGTTGTCAGAACTCTCTGATACCATGAGAGCATACGATCTCTTCTCTAATAGAGATGAGATTGAGGTAGACTACTTGATCATGGGTCCTGGATGCGACACTGAGGCAGAATCACAAGCGAAAGCAAACAAACTGATTTCTATCGCTGGTCAAAGAAAAGACTGTATGGCAGTCGTTGGACCACACAGAACAAATCTGGTCAATGTAACTAATAGCAATGATCAAACTGATAATCTTATCAATTACTTCTCCACGTTGAGTTCTTCTTCTTACGCGGTATTTGATAGTGGTTATAAGTATCAATTCGATAGATTCAATAACGAATTCCGTTATGTGCCTGCTAACGCTGACGTTGCTGGTCTCATGACTCGCACATCAATCGTTGCATTCCCATGGTTCTCCCCTGCAGGTCAGCAGCGTGGTGTTATTAACAACGCTGTCAAACTTGCATATAACCCAAATAAAGCACAGAGAGATCGTCTCTATCCACAGAGAGTTAACTCCTTCATCACAAAACCAGGTGTTGGAACACTTCTCTTTGGCGATAAGACCGCTCTCGGATACGCATCTGCATTCGACAGAATTAATGTTCGCCGCCTGTTCCTGACAGTTGAGCAAGCACTTGAGAGAGCAGCAGAAGCACAACTCTTTGAACTCAATGATGAGTTAACAAGAGCAAACTTTAGAAACATTGTTGAACCCTTCCTCCGCGATGTTCAGGCAAAGAGAGGTCTCTTCGGATTCCTCGTTGTTTGTGACTCTTCAAACAACACACCTGATGTTATTGATAACAATGAGTTTAGAGCAGACATCTTCCTGAAGCCTGCTAAGTCTATTAACTACGTCACTCTTACGTTTGTTGCCACCAGAACTGGTATTTCTTTCGAAGAAGTAGCTGGTACAGTTTGATAACATTATCTAAATAACAAAAGGAGGACCAAACAATGGCACAAAAAGAAAACAGAACAATTTCCCAGTTTAAGTCAGCAATGGTTGGGGGCGGTGCCCGCCCCAATCTATTTGAAGTTGAGATGACTCTTAACGAACTGGAATTTACTTTACCCGGATTTGATGCTACTAACTTTGCATTTTTATGCAAAGCATCTAATCTACCTGCTCAAAACGTCGGTTCTATCGATGTTCCTTTTAGAGGAAGAATCTTTAAAGTTGCTGGAGACAGAACTATTGATACATGGAGTGTAACCATTATCAATGATGAAGACTTCAATCTTAGAAGAGCATTTGAAGAGTGGACTGAGCAAATTGCTAAGTTAGACACTAATCTTGGTGCAACTAACCCTGATGCGTACATGGCATCCGCTCATGTATATCAACTTGGTAGAGGTAGCAGCAAGAGCAGCAAGAGAAATAGTGGAGAATCAAATGTTGTTCTCGCTAAGTATAAGTTTGTAGATATCTTCCCAACAGAAGTTTCTGCTATTGATCTCTCTTACGATTCATCAGATGCTATTGAGGAATTTACAGTAACTTTCCAAGTTCAATCACTTGAACTGCTTGGTGATGGTGGCGCTGTCAGTGGTTGATAAATAGTTTGAGGATAACCACTATAATATAAATCATGTCCAAATTATTTGGATTCTCGATTGAGAACTCAGAACCACTATCTCCCGGAGCAGTCTCCCCAGTTCCTCCCAGTAATGAGGACGGGGTTGACCATTACGCTGGTAGTGGTTTTTTTGGTACTCATGTTGATCTTGAGGGTGTCTTTAGAAATGAGTTTGAACTAATCAAACGATATCGTGAAATGTCACTTCATCCCGAATGTGATAGTGCTATTGAAGATATTGTTAATGAAGCAGTTGTATCCGATTCTAATGATAGTCCTGTAGAAATTGAACTATCAAATTTAAATGCTAGTGATGGCATTAAAAATAAAATTCGTAAAGAGTTTAAGTATATCTTAGATCTTCTTGATTTTGATAAAAAGGCACATGAAATTTATCGTAATTGGTATATTGATGGTCGCATTTATTATCACAAAATTATCGATTTAAAAAATCCTAACGAAGGTATTCAAGAGTTGCGTTATATTGACGCAATGAAAATGCGTTATATTCGTAAGCAAAAACTGAAACCAGAAGATAGAGCAAACGCTATAGCAAGAATCAATAATAGAAACTCTGATCCAATGGATTATGAGTTTCCTGAGATAGAAGAATATTTTCTTTACCAACCAAAACTTGCTTACCCAGTTGCAAATCCAACTCAAGCAGGTGGAGACAAGGGGATAAAAATTTCAAAAGATGCAATTTCATATTGTACATCTGGTCTTGTTGATCGTAACAAAGGTAATACTTTATCATATCTTCATAAAGCAATCAAATCACTCAATCAACTTAGAATGATTGAAGATAGTCTTGTTATATACAGACTGTCGCGTGCGCCTGAGCGTAGAATCTTCTATATTGATGTTGGTAACTTACCAAAAATGAAAGCAGAGCAATATCTGCGTGATGTTATGATGAGATATCGTAACAAAATGGTTTACGATGCTAATACTGGAGAGATTCGTGATGATAAAAAACACATGGCAATGCTTGAGGACTTCTGGCTTCCCAGGCGTGAGGGTGGAAGAGGAACAGAAATCACCACTCTTCCTGGCGGACAAAACTTGGGTGAAATCACTGATATTGAATATTTTAAAAAGAAACTCTACCGTTCGCTTAACGTCCCACCATCACGAATGGATGGAGAAGG